ACGCTAAACCTTAATAAAAAAATTATCGTGGGGGGGGGGGCGCGGGCGGGGGGGCCGGGCGGCGGGGGGGGGAAAAAAATTTGCCCTGTTGATGGAGCCTATACGACACCTTAAAAATCCGGGTTTTGGAGCGGTAATTCTTCGAAAGAACATTACGCAGATAACCGCAGAAGGAGGCTTGTGGGATGAGTCCTTTGAGGTCTATGGAAAAATGCGCGGTGCAAGAGCGCTGCAATCCCCTCGTTTGAAATGGATTTTCCCATCTGGTGCACGTATCAGCTTCATGCATTTAGAGCGCGACGAGGAGCTGTTCAAGTGGCAGGGCACACAGATTGTGCTGCTGGAATTTGATGAGCTTACGCACTTCACGGAGCATATGTTTTTCTATATGTTGTCCAGGTGCCGTTCCGGCTGCGGTGTCACGCCATATGTACGTGCAACCTGCAACCCAGATGCAGACAGCTGGGTTGCAAAATTCATCGAATGGTGGATCAACCCGAATACGGGCTACCCCATTCTGGAGCGAAGCGGCGCGTTGCGCTATATGCTCCGGGAAAATGAGGAAATACAGTGGGGAGACACGCCAGAAGAATTATGGGAGCGATTTGAGCTAAAGACCACAGAACAACGGCATAGGATTAAAAGTGTTACTTTTATTGCAAGTCGCTTAGAGGACAACAAAATTTTGATGGCTCGAGATCCGTCCTACCTATCAAACCTGCTGGCCCAGTCGGTTGTCGAGCGGGAACGGCTGTTATATGGTAACTGGAAGATCAAACCGGCCGCTGGACTGTTTTTCAAACGTTCACAAGTAATAATGGTAGAGACAATCCCAAATGATGTGATCCGATGGGTGCGTGCATGGGACTTAGCGGCCACAACACAGGACGAAAATGGAGACGCCGCCTTTTCCGCTGGGATACTGATGGGGAAACGCAAATGCGGCCGGTATGTAATTGTCAATGTAATCAATGTGCGGGAAAAAGCAGCGGATATTCGCAAGCTGGTGCGCAACGTCGCGCTGATTGATCGCAAAAACTTTAAAAATGTATGTATCCGGCTTCCACAGGACCCAGGACAGGCAGGTAAAGCGCAAGCGGAGAGCTATGTCAAATATCTGTCCGGCTTTACGGTTAAGGCTGTGCGGGAAACAGGCAGCAAGACCGCGCGTGCAGAACCGATGGCCGCCCAATGGCAGGCTGGAAATTTTGATGTGTTGACTGCGGAATGGAACGATACATATTTTAGCCAGCTGGAAAGCTTTCCGGAAAGCCAGTTCAAAGATATGGTAGACGCAGGCAGTTCGGCATTTGCCGAGCTGGAAAGCAAATCCTTTAACCTGTCTGGTCTGCTGCAATGGGAGGTGAAAAATTGAGTGAATTCCGGATGGACGGTTATGTGAACCAATATACCAGATATGGTACCTCGCAGGATAGCTCGGAAGCCTATGAATACCTGCCGGAGTCGGCGATCCCGGACATCACGCTAGTGAGCCACTACGAGACTAACGGACTGTTTGCCAAGATCATCGACACGCCGGCAGAGGAAGCCATCAAGCATGGGTTTGATCTGGCCTTGAATGACGCAGGCTGCGAACAGTACATAAAGGACACGCTGGATATGCTGGATTGGGAGAACAAAGCGGCAACCGCGATCAAGTGGGCGCGGCTGTTCGGTGGTGCGCTGATCGTGATGATGATCGACGACGGCGGAGAGCTGACCGACCCGGTGGATTGGAACGCGATCCGGTCGATTGACGAGCTGCGGGTCTACGAGCGGCCGGTCGTGCAGCCCGACTGGGCGAACCTTTACAACACTGCCGGCCGGGATGGCCTGCACCGTCGCTCCAAATTCGGGATGCCGCAGTATTACCAGGTCAGCAGTATCTACGGGAGCTTCGTTGTCCATGAGAGCCGGTGTCTGCTCTTCCGCAACGGGAATTTGCCCGAATACACGATGACGCCGGAATACCGGTTTTGGGGGATGCCGGAATATTCCCGTATCCGCAGAGCATTGCGGGAGGTTTTCACATCCCACAGCCACGCAACAAAGCTCATGGAGCGGATGGTACAGGCGATCTACAAGCAGAGGGATCTTGCCTCCACCTTGCAGCGGGAAGGCGGAGACGATGAGGTGATGCAGCGGCTGCGGCTGATCGACCGCGCCCGCAGCTTTTTGAGCACGATTGTCATTGACGCAGACGGGGAGGAGTATGATTTCAAGACCTTCCAGCTCTCGGGCATCAAAGACATCCTGGAGGCGAACTGTAACATACTTTCCGCAGTGACCAATATCCCACAGACGATCCTCTTCGGGCGTTCCCCCGCAGGGGAGAACAGCACCGGGGCCAGTGATCTGGAAAACTACTACAACTTTATCGAGCGCATTCAAAAGATGATGCTGCGGGACAACCTGCTGACCGTTCTGGACGCGGCATTCCAGGCCGGAGTTTCCAATGGGGAGATCGAACAGGTGCCGGATTACAAGCTGACCTTCGACCCGCTGTGGAGCTTGAGTGAAACGGATCAAGCCATGGTCGATCAGACGAAAGCGGCGACCGCTCTCACCCGGGCGCAGACCGCGCAGTTGTATGTAGATATGCAGGTGATCGACCCCAGCGAAGTCCGGAAAGGGCTTGCCTCCACCGAGGAGTTCAACATCGAAGAGCTGCTTGACGACCAGGAGGGTGATCCCTTGGATTGGGGGTTGGGCCAGCTTCCGGAAAACGGGCTACCCGTTCCTGTATCTCCTCCTGCTGACGGGAGCAGCGCGCGGAACGACAGCGCCGCCGGGTGCACCGCCGCCGCGACGATCGTCGTGAAGGGTGGGAAAGCGCTGATCGGTAGACGCCGGGATGGAACTGGATGGTGCGGCCCCGGCGGGCATATTGAGGCAGGAGAAACACCGGAGCAGGCAGCGCGGCGGGAGGCATGGGAGGAGTTCGGTATCCGCTTAGGGGCATTGACGCCGCTTGCAAAGCTGGACGGCCTGCCGAAGGCGTACGGCGTCCCGTTTGTTTTCCTGTGCACAGATTTTGAGGGGAAGCCGCAGTGCGACGGGAACGAATTGCAGCCTCCCCACCGGTTTGCGGAACTGTCCGAATGCCTCTCTGACGCCATGTTCCCGCCCTTCGCCCGCTCTGTCCAAACGCTGTTATCCGAGTTGACCTTGGATGGGAATGGTGTTATAATAAAGGAAGTAAATTCCATAGATGACAGATTGGATTTTAAAGAGTCCGATCATCCGAGGGATGAGGACGGGAAGTTTACCTCCGGCAGTTCCGGAGGCGGCTCCTCTAAAGTATCGGGCAAGCAGAGCGGCAAATCTGAGGCAGCTTCTAAAAGTTCTGGTATAGATGACAAGTCAAGTAAGAGAAACTTTGGACGTAGTGGAAAATCTAGGGAAATTAGTGGTTCAGGAGACAAAGGGGGGAAAACTTCTGGTTCTCCTAAAGAGACTACTGCAAGCCAGCAGAACCCTGGTAGAAATCCCACAAAATTTAAGCGTAAAGGTAGTAAGATGTGTATCACTTCTGATGTAATAATAAAAATGGAGAACGCTACAGTAACATTAAAAGCAGGTACAACGGTCTCAAGAATTGTCGATTTTGCTGGTGCATCCCGAAAAAGGCCGGTAGATGTTGAGCCATATCTCATCAAACAATATGGCGGAAAGCCTGGCGGCTGGACGCATACACGTGGGGAGGCCAAAGTTACATTGGCGGATGGCAGTTCAAAAAAGGCTGAGCTTCATTGGTTTGAAAGTAAGGATGTGGGACAGACGGGAATGAAGGTTAAGCGCTATCTAAAGCGGGAGGGCAAAGATGAAGGTTAAATATCTCGGTGAAAGTGATCCGCTTTATTTTTTAAATGGGAAAGAATATGAAGTCATTGCGGTTGAAGAGGGCTGGTATAGAACCATAGATGAAACCGGTGAGGACTATCTATATAGCCCGGATAATTTTGAGATCGTAGAAGGGGGGGAGACGACCTTAGAAGAGGAGAAGATAATGGTTAGTTTATCCAGACGTCAAAGCAAATTTCTTGAGACAGAATTGGGTATTTCTGTTGAGCAAATCAAAGATATGAACAAAAAAAGATGGGTAGCTATAAGGGAAAAGTGTTATGACATTGTTCTTGATGAGCTACTCGACAAAAATGACAATTATAACGAAGAAAAAGAAATTTCTGAAAGGTGTTTGATTGCTGAAAGCATAATGGATATTATGTTCAAAGACCTGAAATCTTAAAAGAGGTTCGCTTATGGATAACTTCAAGATCATCTATCGCATCCTTCGTTTTCTCGAAAAATCCATGGACTTGGAAGAGGTGGATACAGACCGCATATCCGCTGAAGCCCTTGGAATTTCGGAGCAACGGTGGATAGCCATCATGGAAATGCTGATAAAAGAGCGATACATTGATGGTATTTCGCTCAAGCGGTCTTCGGATGGATACACAGAAGTCAGCCTTTCCGCTCCAAGGATCACTCTACGGGGGCTTGAATATTTACAGGAAAACTCCCTGATGCGTAAGGCCGCAAATTTGGCCAAGGGAGTTGTTGATGTCATAACATAAATAGATCATCGTAAAGCGCAGGGAACAACCCGGCGCTTTTTTCATGTTCAAAAGGAGGGAGGCCCTTGCATGATTACATGCAGAAACAGGCGTTGCAGGCCGCCGTAAAGCCCCGGTTCCATGGTCACGATATTCTGAAATGCAGAACCGAACCCCGGTTCCCGGAGAGTGCGGAGCGCGAGTACATGCGCATGACCGACAGCCTGATGCGCCTTGTGAACGAGACCGTGAAAAAGCATCTGCCGGAAACGGTGGGGCAGCTCCGGCTGGACGCGGACGGGGAGGATGCGCAGATCGACACCGCCGCCATGCTGGCCGCGCTGGACACCGCGTTTCTGGCAATGTAGCGGGAGCTTGCGGAACAGCTCACCAAATTCGGGCTGCGGCAAAAGCTGGAACGCTTCGCACAGCTCAACCGCAAGCTGACGGTCCGCGAATGGAAACGGGCAGTCAAGGCAACGCTGGGCATCGACATTCTGGAGGACTACTATAGCGGCGCGTTTTTTGAGAAAGCAATGACGGCGTGGATCGAGCACAACACCGGCCTGATCGTCACGATCCCGCAGTCCACTCTTGGGGAGATGAAGGGGATTGTCCGGGAAGGGTTCCTGACCGGCAAGCGCACCAAAGAGATTACCCGGGAGATACAGGACGCCTACCACCGAACCAAACGCCATGCCCAACTGCTGGCCCGCGACCAGACCGCCAAGATCAACGGGCAGCCC